TGCACAGATCGGTGCAGTAGCAACTGCTGATGCAGCTAAAGTTAAACAGAGGTAGTCATGCAACTGTCTGAGAGAACAATTGAAATCCTAAAGAACTTTGCGACGATCAATCCATCTATCGTTATTCAGCAAGGTAATTTAGTTCGTCAAGTATCACCTTCAAAGACTATTCTATCTCATGCTTTAGTTGAAGAGGACTTCCCGAATAAGTTTGGTATCTATGACCTTAACAGGTTTCTTGGAACATTGAGCCTATTCACAAAGCCTGACTTGTTTTTCACTGACCACTATGTGGCAATCAAGTCAGGCTCTCAGCAGTCTAAATTCTTCTACTGTGAGCCGGAGCTAATCATGACCCCGCCAGATAATGAACTACCTGTTGATAATGTTATTGCAGAGTTCACATTGACAGAACATGACCTAGCTGCGATTATGAAGGGTGCGAATGTATTGCAAGCCCCTGAGTTTGTTATCGAGCACCGTGCTGGTGATATTGTTATTACTGCTAAAGATAGTAAGAACACTGCATCGAATACATTCGAACGTAAGGTTGGGGAAGCATTAGAGTCTCCTGTTGAGTTCTCTGCTATCATTAAAGTAGAGCATGTGAAGCTAGCGCCAGGTAGTTATGACGTACGTCTTAGCTCTAGTGGTCTAGTACATTTTAAGCAGACTGGTGGTAGTCTGCAATATTGGATTGTTACTGAAAATTCAAGTAAGTATCAATAAAGTGATGAGTATATTATGGAACAATTTTTATGGGTCGAGAAGTATCGACCACAGACTGTTAGTGAGTGTATACTTCCTGACCGTCTGAAACAAACCTTTCAACAATTTGTAGATCAGAAGAACATTCCTAATCTGATTCTAACGGGCGGTCCTGGTGTCGGTAAGACAACAGTTGCTAAGGCTATGTTGAATGAGCTGGGTTGTGATTACCTGGTTATTAATGGATCGATGAACGGTAACATCGATACCCTGCGTAATGACATTATGCAGTTTGCCTCATCGGTCAGCTTGATGGGTGGTCGTAAGTATGTTATCCTTGATGAGGCTGACTACCTAAACGCACAGTCAACACAACCCGCATTGCGTAACTTCATGGAGGAGTTCGCAAAGAACTGTGGGTTCATTCTTACGTGTAATTATAAAGACAAGATTATCGAACCACTACATTCTCGTTGTAGTATCGTAGACTTCCGTCATAGTAAAGAAGATAAGAGTGCCATGGGTGCTCAATTCTTCAAGCGTGTGTGTAGTGTACTTGACGATGAAAAGGTTAAGTATAACAAGGAAGTGGTGGCACACTTTGTAGCTGACACTTATCCTGACTTTCGTCGTACTCTAAACGACCTGCAACGTTATTCTGCTAACGGTGGTATCGATACCGGTGTAATGTCACTAAGTAAAGACCTGTCTATCAAAGCACTCGTTGAGCATATGAAGGAGCAGAAGTTCAACGAGCTACGTAAGTGGGTAGCAAAGACTAACTATACGACAGCAGATATTGTTCGTAAGTTTTACGAGCAATCTAGCGAATACTATGATGCACCAAACTCAGCGAAGATGATTCTTATCCTTGCTGACTACCAACATAAAGCTGCTTTTGTAGCTGATGAAGAAGTGAACCTTGTTGCAATGCTTACGGAGATTATGATCGAATGTCAATCAAAATAACTATCTTTGGATATGGGTTTGTTGGTCGTGCACACGAGAATGTACTCAAAGGTCTCCATGATATTACTATCGTAGATCCAGCATTGGATCTCACGGACCCTGGTAACCCTGATGCCGTTATCATTGCTGTATCAACACCACAGTCTAAGACTGGTGAATGTTATATGCAGAATGTATATGATGTACTGAAGAAATGTAAGAAGGATACACCTATCTTAATCAAGAGTACAATCTCACTTGAAGGTTGGCAGTATATTGAGAAGGAGTTTGGACATCTAACTATTACGTTTAGTCCTGAGTTCTTGCGAGCAGCTACTGCATTACAAGACTTCGAGAATGCGGATACTTTTTACTTCGGTGGAGGTGACGATGTGTTTTGGGCTGGACTGTTCTGGCAAGAAGGTCGTCGAATGTTCAGTCGTAAACCAGAAGAGCTGATCATGATGAAGTATAGTGTCAATACTTTTCTTGCTCTTAAAGTAGCCTACTTTAATCAGATCAATGATCTGTGTGACGCTTGGGATATTGACTATGATAGTGTTAAAACTCTGATACAGCATGATGAACGTATCGGAGATAGTCATATGGATATCTCTGAGGAACGTGGCTTTGGAGGTCACTGCTTTCCTAAGGACACAGAAGCATTGTTAGCTACTTCAGACGTTAGTAAATCAAACATGTCAATCCTTGAAGCGGCTGTAGAATATAATCGTCTGACTAGAGATTGGTCCAATGATTGAGTATCGCACATGGGAAAAAATAATGGCACGTGCTCTCGATTATTATATCGGGCGCAATGATGAAGATGAACCTAAAGTTCCAGTGCTTACAATGAACCAAGCACGTCGTGGACTTTACATTCGAATGGTGTTACAATTAGTTAATTGGATTACCTGCTTCTTTATTATTGCAGGTGTTGTGAGGCATTGGGGATGAATGTAAATCCAGGCGCCATATTCAATATGGCAACATACCGTAAAGAACAGTATCCAGATGAATCATATAGTGCGTTTGTAGTTAATCGTATTGCTGCTAACTATATTGATACATTGTTCCAAGCAAATGAGTTGAACCAATACCATGAACTCGATCAGAAGCTCCAATATGACTATTTACTAAATAGTACTAGGAAAAAGAAAAGGTTCCGGAAGACTGATAAAGATTATCCGGATAGTAAACTTGACCTGATTAGAGAATATTATGGGTATAATATGAAACGCGCCCAAGAAGTTTTCGATATTCTTACTGATGAACAAATTAACAAGATCCAGTCAAAACTGGACAAAGGTGGAATGAAATGAATGAACTTGAGCAGATGGTGGAGATCCGTCTTAAATCAGACGACGACTTTCTTAAAGTCAGAGAAACTCTTACACGTATTGGTGTAGCCTCCCGTAAAGATAAAACTCTATTTCAGAGTTGTCATATTTTACATAAGCAAGGAAGATACTTTATAGTGCACTTCAAGGAACTGTTTGCACTTGATGGTAAGCCAGCCAACTTTGGTGAGGAAGATGTTGCAAGACGTAATGCAATTGCTAATCTTCTTGACGAATGGGGTTTGGTGGATTTGGTTGAAAGCGAGAAGTCACAAGATCCAATTTGTCCTATCAGCAGAATTAAAGTTCTGCCATATAAAGAGAAAGACGAGTGGACTTTGACTCCTAAGTATAACATAGGAAAAAAGAAATGAGCATAAGTATTATACCTTTTCTCTCAGAGACAGATAGCGTTCAACAGCTATATGTTGTGAGACAGGTTGTTGATGGACATGAGATTCGTCAACAATCCTTTAGTAGTATGGAAGAAGCAGAGAAGGCAGCAGATACATGGAAGACGGAATCTTCCCTAAGCTAAAGTTTATTAACTTCTATATGACAACAGCACACACGTGTGCTCAACTATCATACGCACAGAGACTTCAAGTTGGAGCAGTGATTGTTAAAGACAATCGTATCATTAGCTATGGCTATAATGGCACACCTGCGGGCTATGATAATAAATGTGAAGATGAAGAAGGTAACACAAAGAAAGAAGTCCTTCATGCTGAAGCCAATGCTTTAATGAAAGCAGCTTCTAGTCCTGAGTCTACAGAAGGCGCTGGATTATATCTTACACACTCACCGTGTATGGATTGTGCTAAGATGATTCTCCAATCTCGAATTAAATATGTTGTCTTTAATGAACAATACAGGGATAATAAAGGTATAAAGTTCTTGCAGGAAGCAGGGACTTCAGTAGTTAGATGGTCTGACCTTATAGGTGCTAAACAAAATGGACTTATGGAATAAAGTAAGACATGAGGGTGGTTACTGGCAATACTTCTATGAAGTAGATGATGATATAATTGCGTCTGTTATTCCTAAGTGGGGTGCTAATGGTATGAAGACATGGATGTGTCAGTATCGAGACCATGTTCCATTCAAACGTAATAGTCTCAAAGCTGGTAAAGCAGATATCCAATGGATCCATGAACAGTCTAAAGATGATAACTTAACTGAAATAAAAATTTGGGATGACGACGAGTAAACAGTTGACTTTTCGTTTACAAAGTACTATATAATATGTGGGTGCCGAATTGCCGGGCTCATAACACAACTTGCTTAACAGGAGTTAACACAACATGACTAATATTCAGAACAATATTTTCCCTAAGTCTGCCTTTATTGGCTTTGATAGAATTCTGGAGGACATGCAGTTTGCAGCACAACATGCTAATGACCATTATCCCCCACATAACATTGTCAAAGAAAATGATACAGATTATCTAATTGAGCTAGCAGTTGCTGGTTTTGATAAAGATGATATCGTAGTAGAGCAGAAGGAAAGGTCGCTGAAGATCGCAGGCAAATATAAATCTAAAGGTCGAGAAGTTGTACACCGTGGTATTTCCACACGTGACTTCGAGCGTAGATTCCGCCTGTCGGAGTATGTTCAAGTAGCCGGAGCTTCTTTCAAGGATGGTATTCTTGCAGTATCTTTGAAGTTAGAAATCCCTGAGGAGAAGCAGCCTCGTAAAATCAACATCGATTAAACGAGGAAAACAAAATGACCGATGGAACTATGACAGCCGGTATGGGTGCAGTTACGATTGCACTTCTTGCAGTGATTCTACAACCACTGATGGGCTAACTAAATAGAGTTGGGGGCACTTCTGCCCCCAACAACTTTATTGGAGGACATAATGAAACTTTCACCGAATTTTTCACTAGCAGAATTTACCAAGAGTCAAACAGCTGAACGAAAAGGGTTGGACAACAACCCTAACGAAGAGCATCTTGTAGCTGCACAGTCCTTATTCTTAATGGTAGTACAAAAAGTTAGGGACCACTTTGGTCCTACAGTTATTAACAGCGGTTATAGAGGACCAGAGTTAAATGAAGCAGTTGGTGGAAGTAGTAAAAGTCAGCATTGTAAAGGTGAAGCGGTGGATATCGAAGTGCCTGGTGTCCCCAATGCCACCGTGGCTGAGTGGATAAGGGATAACCTTGATTTCGATCAGCTTATCTTAGAGTTTTATACTCCTGGTATCCCTGACAGTGGTTGGGTTCATGTATCTTACAAGCATGGTGAGAACCGTAAGTCAGTTTTGACAGCATCCCGTGTTGATGGAAAAACACATTATGCAGTGGGAATTAATTCCTAAACGTGGATTATGAACTTTTTAAAGGTTCAAGTAAACATAACTATATCATTAACATAGGAGCGCCGCATGGAACATCAACTAGATCTTTTTGCCAGTACAACTCAGTTATCATTAGACCCAGACAATCGAGAATGGGAGTATGATAATGATGGCTCCAAAATATATAAAGTAGATGCTGGCTATGGAATGAAAACTTCCTACACCCCTCCTTCTGTTGACCAATAACCAAAGAACGACTATACTTATTAAATGAGTGATATTTTTTATACGAACGTCACACGACTGTTCAATGATATAGCTGTACGTGGAATCAAGAACGGTAAACCCTTCTCCCGTAAGGTTAAGTATGAGCCAACTCTCTATGTGAAGTCTGAGAAGCCATCAGGTCTTGTCACACTTGAAGGTGAGCATGTGGCTCCTGTACAGCCTGGTACTATGAAGGACTGTAGACTGTTTATCGACAAATATGATGGCATCGAGAACTTCAAAGTGTATGGACAGACTAACTATGTCAAGCAGTTTACTAATGCTGCGTTCCCAGGTATCATAGAGTTCGATCGTTCAAAGATTAATGTAACATCTATCGATATCGAGGTGCAGTCTGATGAAGGGTTCCCTGACCCTGCTTACGCCGCATATCCTATTACAGCTATAACGATCCACAATAACATTGACGACATATACTATGTGTGGGGCTGTGGCGAATGGGAATCTGATAAGCGTGACCCTTCACTTGAGGGCGTACATATTCGATACACACAATGTGCTGATGAGGCTGACCTGTTACATCGATTCGTCGACCAATGGAAGAAAGCCTATCCTGATATCATTACTGGCTGGAACAGTGAGTTGTTTGATATGCAGTACATTGCAAACAGACTACCTCGTGTAACTAACATCGAGGCTCGTGAGCTTTCACCCTTCAAGATGTTTGATTGGCAGAAGCGTTTCATTGCTGGTAAAGAGGTAAACTTCCCATACTTCTTTGGTATTAGCTGTCTGGACTATCTCGAGCTGTTTCGTAAGTTTGGTTATGCATATGGCTCACAAGAATCCTATCGATTGGATCACATCGCACATGTAGTGCTTGGCGAGCGTAAGTTGGACTATAGTGAATACGGTGACTTGAACTCACTGTACAAGTTTGACTACCAAAAGTTTATTGACTACAACATTAAAGATACTCAGCTTGTTGACCGTATGGAAGACAAGCTAGGTCTAATCACTCTTGCTTGTACGATTGCGTATAAAGGTAAGGTTAACTACAAAGACGCCTTTGGTACTGTGGGTGTATGGGATGCTATCCTGCACAATTATATGATGGACCAAGGTATCGTTGTTAACCCTACTGGCAAGGGTGATAAGGAAGGTAAGATTGAAGGAGCTCACGTTAAAGATCCGCATACAGGTATGCACGATTGGGTTGTGTCCTTTGACTTGAACTCTCTGTATCCTCATATCATGATGCAGTATAACATGAGTCCTGAAACACTTGTTCCTGTCACTGTTCCTAATGTCTCAGTAGATAAGTTGTTGAAGCAAGAACGGTTTGACTTCGATAAGCAATACTGTATGACTGCTCGTGGTAACCTGTTCCGTAAAGATAAGAAGGGTATGATTCCTACTCTTGTTGAAGGTTTGTATTCGGAACGTAAAGGCTATAAGAAAGAAATGCTTGCAGCTCAACAAGAGCTTGTCGATATGGGTCAGGAGAGTGACTATATCAACATGGTAATCGACCGTATGAAGACGCTTGAGAGCAACGAGAGTGTTGGTCAGACACGAGGCAATACTTCATTTGTTAATGACGCTAAGGCCGAGTACGTTAGAGCTAAGTATGATGTTGAGAAGAAGATTGCTACACTAGACAACAAACAGCAAGCGATTAAGATTCTTATGAACTCCTTGTATGGCGCCACATCTAACGAGCACTTTAGATACTTTGACGTTCGCATTGCTGAGTCGATTACATTGTCAGGTCAGCTAACGATCCGATGGGCTGAGAATCGCATTAACAAGTACCTCAATGAGATACTAAAGACTAATGAAGACTACGTGATTGCGATTGATACAGACTCTTTGTATGTAAACATGGGTCCTCTTGTTGAGAAAGTTAAACCTAAAGACCCTGTAGTATTCTTGGATAAAGTTTCTAAGGAGAAGATCCAACCCCTATTCGAAACTGCATATGACGAACTAAAGGAATACATGAATGCTCCTGAGCAGAAGATGGTTATGGAGCGTGAGGTGATTGCTGAACGAGGTGTGTGGACAGGTAAGAAACACTATGCATTGAATGTATGGAATAGTGAGGGTGTCCAGTATCCTGAACCTAAACTCAAGGTTCAAGGTATCGAAGTTGTTCGCTCATCAACACCACAAGTCTGTCGAGACCTGCTAAAGAGTACGATTAATGAGATTCTAACTACAGATGAGAGTACGGTTCAAGCTACGATTGCACGCGTCAGAGAAGAGTTTAACCAGCTTCCTGCAGAAGATATCGCTTTCCCAAGAACAGCCAATAACATTGATAAATATAGTGAAGGTAATGTAATCTATAAGAAGGGTACGCCAATTCATATTCGCGGATCGTTGTTACATAACTACCATCTGGAACGTATGAATCTTACAAAGAAGTATGAACCTGTATATCCTGGTGAGAAGATTAAGTTTGTTTATGTTAGACAGCCTAACCCTCTTGCCGAGAACGTAATCGCTTTCAAAGGTATATTGCCTGATGAGTTTAACGTAAGAAAATATATTGATTATGACTTACAGTTTAGTAAGGCGTTTGTAGAACCTATCAAGAACATTCTTGATTCGATAGGGTGGAAACCTGAGAAGATAGCAACATTGGAGGACTTCTGGTCATGAGAGAGATACCTGAAGAATATATGAATTTTGATTTTGGTTTTACTGGTGTAAGTGAAGCTGAATACAAAGGACAGATCGAGAACGTAGAGCAGAAGGCAAAGACAGAAGCCGCTTTATCAGTTCAACAAATTGAAGCTCAGAAAGATCAGATTGAATCTGAGCTTAAAGAAAAGGTCGAAGACCTTGAGAAGATTGTTATGCCACTACTAGTTAACTTGCTGAAGACTTCAGACAAGGAATACATTTACTGGCCTGACCGGAAAGAAATGGTCCAAAGCCAGATCGATAAAGTTCTAGCTATTACGAGGGGCTAATGGGATTTGCTGTTTTAACCCTATTCGTTGCACTAGCTATCTCTGCAGTTGCAGCATGGTATAGTATTGTTGGTTTAATGGCAATCTTTGCTGCAGCAGCTATTCCTATTGCGATTATGGGAAGTGTTCTTGAGGTAGGTAAACTACTGACAGCTAGTTGGTTGTATCAAAACTGGACTAAGATACCATTCTTACTAAAGTCTTATCTGACTACAGCTGTGGTAGTACTAATGTTTATCACGTCGATGGGTATCTTCGGATTCTTATCAAAAGCACACTTAGACCAAACACTAATGACGGAGGGTTCTAATGACTTACTTATTCAAAACTTGGAAAGACAAATATCTCAACAACGAAGAATTATCACCAATGGAGAAACACTTCTCGGACAGTTGGATAAGACGGTCGAAGTTCTCATCGAGTACGATAGAATCAGAGGACCTGAAGGTGCTCTTGCAGTCAGAAAAGGACAAGCAGAGCAAAGAGACGAGCTCAATTCATCGATACAGTCCTCGGTTGGCGTCATTAATGAACTCAACGAAAAACTACTCCCGTTACAGAAAGAGCGTGTGGCGCTCGAGGCGGAAGTTGGCCCACTAAAGTATATTGCGGAGCTAATTTATGGTAATGAAGCAGAAAATATGTTGGACGAAGCTGTTCGACTTGTCATTCTATTACTTATCTTTGTCTTTGATCCGCTAGCAGTTTTGCTTGTGATTGCAGGCAATATGAGTTTGAGAGAAGCTATGGGCAAGCCACGTAAGATGGTTGAAGTATATAATTGGAAAACAGATGAAAATGTTGAAACGGAGATAAACGATGACGACGATACTACACATTCCGGACTTCCTGAGACGGATCCCGAAGGAGAAGAAGAGTTCAAAAAAACCTTCGGTAAAAACTCCTCCTACGAAAAAAACAAAGTCTTCCACGGAATAAAAAAAAAGACTTGATTTATAAACAGATACAGGATATTATGAGAAACAATGATGACAAGTGAGGTAAATGATGTCAGACTTTTTTAAGAATATGGTCAAGGACCTAAATGATGAAAATACTAATATGGCTGCTGATGGCAGCAACAGTAGCCAGTTTTCCGGGTGCGTCGATACCGGATCTTATATTCTCAATGCTGCTCTTTCAGGTAGCCTTTACGGTGGTGTTCCAAATAACAAGATTACAGCCTTTGCAGGGGAGTCTGCCACAGGTAAAACTTTCTTTGTTCTTTCTGTCGTTAAGCGTTTCCTGGACGATAACCCTACTGGTGCTGTCTTCTATTTTGACACAGAGGCTGCCGTAACTAAGGAAATGATGGCGTCACGTGGTATTGACGTTGACCGTATCATTATCTCAGAACCAGAATCTATCCAGAAGTTTCGTCATACGTCTTTGCAGATTCTTGACAACTATGCTAAGAGTCCTGAGAAGAACCGTCCACCTATGATGTTTGTATTGGACTCATTAGGTCAGATGTCTACAACTAAAGAGTTGGAAGATACAGCAGAAGGTAAAGAAACTCGTGACATGACGAAAGCCCAAGTGCTGAAAGCTACGTTCCGTGTCTTGAGTCTGAAACTTGCTAAGGTGCAAGTCCCTCTGATTGCAACTAACCATGTATACGAAGTTGTCGGCTCATACATTCCTACTAAAGAGATGGCTGGTGGTTCTGGTCTGAAGTATGCAGCATCTACTATTTGCTTCCTGTCTAAGAAGAAAGAGAAGGATGGTACTGAAGTAGTAGGCAACCAGATTAAGATTAAGATGACTAAGTCACGATTCACTAAAGAGAACAAGCAGGTCTCTGTGTTGCTGACTTACGACCAAGGACTAGACCGCTACTATGGTCTTACAGACCTGGCAGAGAAATATGGTATCTTCAAGAAAGTGAGTACACGTCTTGAGCTACCAGATGGCCGCAAAGTATTTGGCAAGGCTATCAATCAGAACCCTGAGGAGTACTTCACTCCTGAGATTATGAATCAACTTGAAGAATGTGCACAACAGGAGTTCCTTTATGGCGACTATCAAAGATCAGTACGAGATACTGGAGACGAACTCGTTAGCGAACACAGCAGTCTTGAGACTGAAGAATAACCAATTTGAAGGCGTAGAGTATTTTTACTCATACGTTCTACCCGGTGAGCCCGATGAGGAAACTGGGGAGATGCCAGTCTCGTTTGTATACGAGATTGTTAATGATAATGGTAAGGATGCCGAACACAATGTACAGTTCGAAGATATCCTTGCCGAAGTTTTATATGATGTAGTGGTAGATAATGCTGGAAGAAACGATACTGAATCACCTGATGAGTAATGAGCAGTATGCTCGCAAAGTTGCTCCTTACATAGAACCAGAATACTTTGAGAGTGGTAACAACCGTAATCTGTTTCATAAGATTGCGGATTACCTGAACAAGTATAATGTTGTTCCTACAAAGGAAGCAGTCGTTATCGAACTTGGTAATGACACATCACTTACAGATGACCAATATCAGCAGACGGTTGAGACGATTGACCGATTCGCGCCTGATGAAAAAACCTCACTTGATTGGTTGACTGAGAAGACAGAAGAGTGGTGTCAAGAACGAGCTGTGCATAACGCCATCATGGAAGGTATCGATATTATCGATGGTAAGGACGATACACGAGATAAGGGTTCGTTACCTGACATCTTGTCTAAAGCTCTTGCTGTCAGCTTCGACCAACATATCGGCCATGACTTCTTAGAAGACACCGATGCTCGTCATGAATTCTATACGAGAGAAGAGGAGAAGATTCCTTTTGATCTGGA